GGATTGAGAGCATCGTAAAAGAGCGACTCAAGAATGGTCTTAATCTCGTGGTTCATGCAATCGATGTTTAGAAGACGGTCGTACTCATTGGAGGTGGTCATCTCGTCGGCATAGATGTCAAGTGCCGAGGCGATCTCTGGCATGTATTCCATCTGCTCAAAATCAATATAGCGTTCTGCACGGTTCTGGCTGCGGAATGCAGCCGACGTCATCATATTGTAGTTCTGGGAATAATTGTTGTCGGAGCGTTTGAACTCCTGTCCACTCATAGAGCGGAATCGGAAGCGATACTTATCGAGGTTGTTACGGCGATCCTGTCGTGCTACCTGTGTGCGGTAGTTAACAATCGGTCCCGATAGAAGTCGCGTCAGCCTCTTAAATAAAGGTGACGCGGGATTTCTAGTGTTCTTTTCGTTATTATTAGCCATTTTTTAGCCCTTTATTAAACCAGCGTATTCTTCGTTGAATGAGCGTGCTTCACCAACTCTTTGGTTTTCCTTTGTAACTTTGTGTCCGGTCATTCCCGGAATCGTTGTAGAGATGCTGGTCGTTGTGGAAGAAATACCACTAACAAGACTCTTACTATACTCTATACTTTTTTGACTTTCGATAATCACGGTATCTCTCACCCAACAACCAATTGCAAACGACATGACCAAATCATCGTTGTAACTTCTCATCGCCTGGGGTCTGCCGTGGTGCCAAATAAAGGTTTTCATTTCTGACAACAAGCGATTAGAGTTGATAGTAATTAGTTTGTTTCTCATGAACTCTTCCATCTTGGCAACAATCAAAGGTCGAGTCTTGGAAGAAGTTGTAAATCCCGGGATTGCGTTAGATTGCCATTGCGCGGATACGGGATCAATATATTGGTGGTCTCCTTTAGTAGAGTAGTATAAGTTAGGATACTCTTTATCTTGCAGTTTTTTAAGTACTGCGAAGCCAATATTGTTGTTTTCTATTACAACCATAGGATTGCTGTATTCAGCTGCCACATTATAAAGAATGTCGGCAAAGTCATCCGGGGTGGGTTTTCCGATGTATTCAGCCACCTGACGCATGTCTTCAAGCTGGATAATGTGGAAGGCGCTATTGTCCTTGCCATCGCCGCGCGCAACATCGGCTACGATTAGATATGATTTTTCAGGATTATGTTTTTCCCAGATCCAATAGTTTCTATCAAACCCGGTGCGATACTCCGGAGCTATTGACCTTTCAAGGTACCACTGTATATCGTCAGGATGGATGACTGTCTCGCCTGAGACGTTAAAGTTACACTCAAGCTCTTGGGCGATCTGGCGCTTGGACATGTTCTTGGTTTCTTTTTCAAACCATTTCTTATCTCTATCCGGGTGGACGTCCCACAGAAGTGTGGTCATATGGAAGTCGTTTGTTCCGTTCTCAGATTCAACGCAGTTTTGGTGGAACCAGTTACCAACACCATTCGGGGTTGAGAGGGCGATGCATCGACCGCCTGTTGATAGTGTGGGGTATAGAGCGGTCCACAGTTCGTCTAGGCGTTCAACGTGAGCAGCCTCATCAATTATCAATAAAGACAATGCTTCAGAACGTCCAGCGTCACCGGATGTCGATGAGCTTTTAATCTGGGATCCATTGCCTAGCTCGAAAGAGGTACGGTTGTCGATTGTGATGTCTGAGATCCTCATCCAATCAGGCAGGTGCTTGATTATCGCTTTAACTTTTTTAACTAGGTTTGTGGCAGTCTGCAGTTTTGTTGCCACAACAAGGATGTTCTTATCGCGATGAAAAAGCATTAGCCATGCTACGTAGGCAGCTGTGATTGTTGAAATGCCAAGCTGGCGCGCCTTGAGGATAACGTTAAAACGATAATCGTTAAAATCTACAAGAAGATCTTTTTGATATTCAAAAGCCTTAAAGGGAATAAGCCCCTTCTGAGGGTGAGAAATACGACAATAGCTTGTAGTAAAGTATACCGGGTCTTTGCCGGCCTTTACGATTTCTTTTAATATCTCTTTCTTGGTAAGAGCTGCCATTATTAGATCTTCACATTAGAAGGCTTCTTGGCTTTGTCTCTCCCCATTGAAAGAAAATCACGAATGGAGGAATCAAGTCGCTCCTCTGCTGTTCCACCGCCAACCTCCCCAACATCTGTCAAGCCGCCGATACGATAGTCGCAGTGCGCCTGGACGTCCGTACGGTAGTTGGATATGCGCTGAACTAGGATGGTGGAGTCACCCTCCTTTGTCAGTGTAAGTGAGTTGCCCGTGATAGCTTTGTATTCTTTCTTCAGGAACTTAACGATCTCCTGAATATGGCCTTCGACTTCGCCTTCAAAACCCTTGTCTTGGACTTCTTTAATTCTTGTCTCTGCTTGATATGTAACGCGGAGGATCGGACCGTGGAACTGAACCCCAAAGCCATCCATCACGCGGCGGTCATTAATGTAGTGACCGTCCTGTCGTTTGAGCCCAGCGTCCCGGGCTTTGCCGTCGGCTTGTAATGACTCTTCGTGAGCGCCATCCCAGGCGCCATTGGCGGCTGCCTGATTAATTCCCTGAATGATTTCGTATACTGTTGCCATTGTTATTCTTCCTCGTTGGGCCGCCAGCCGCTTGTCCATCTTTCTTCTCGACCTTCGATATACTGTATATAACACCCGAAGCAAGCTTCAAATTTATTCATATACAGATCATCGCGGCAACGAAAAGAATATTTGCTGCAAACAGGACAGGTCCTATTGTGATCTCTAGTAAGTAGTTTTTTGTTTATTAAAAATCCGTCTTGTTCTACTTTGTCTTGGGATTCAGCCAGTTTGGCAAACTTGCGTTGCTCCTCTTGTGACTGGGTTATATAGTCCTTTTCTTTATCTTCGTTCCAAAAACGCTTTGGATTATTAATGGCGGGATCGCCATACTTCTGTGAGATCGCTCTCTCTAGCTTGGCGATATATTCTTGTTTATCACTCATTGTGTGACAATCTCGGTTGACAGTGCAAAGATTCCGAGCGATGTAAGAGTTCCGATTCCAAAGCCTAGTGCCACCATAAATGGTTCGCGGCCGGGCTTTGTCTTAGTCACCAGATCATATAGCCTGTCGTTCTCAGCGACCTTGAGAATCATCATAGCCTCATACTTATCTTTCCAGGAGACCAACTCAATGTCTTTATAAGAAAGCAAAAGTTCATATTTTTCTTTCTGGACACTCAATTCATATTCAACTCTGAGTCCACACTCTGCTTCCTTGAATGTTTTGTCTGCGAGGATTTTGGCGGCGGCGTCGAGTGAGAGGAGGACCCCCTCAAAAGGTACTGTGTCGCCAGCCTCAACGGGAAGGACAGTATAGTCCGGGAACGTTTCTATCTCTTCGGAGTACGCTATTACAGGGGTACTTAAAAATGCTGCTAAACAGATTGATAATAACTTCTTAATCATTTTCCATTCCAAATGCTTTAGCCAACTCTCTGGCGAGCTTCTCGGGATCATTATAACTCTCATCAACGATTCTTTTAAGTTCTGCTTCTTTTTCTTTGTCTAAATCAATACCGCGCCTTTTAAAATCTTCTTCTATTTCTGCCTTACGGCGGAAGTGTTCTTTTAGTCTCTCGTTCTTTTCCGAGATTTCTGTGTTGTGAATGTGGGCTAATGTTTCCATTTCTTGGTCGTGAGAGTCTCGGCGGGATTCCATTAGGTCTAGGAGCCCGGCAACATAGGCGCCGTTGCGCGTGAGTATGTATAATAGAAATGCTACGATCACACCCAATCCCAGGACGATTATCCACCAGCACTTCTTAGCCCAAAGCCATGCCTTCTTACTCGCGGTTTTCAATCTTATTAACGTTATCATTTGTATCCCTTTAGTTTGGCCACTGCGTCAATGACAGTCTGCCCACCGATATAGACACAAGTGATTATAACCCAGTCGCTGGATGTCAAATCTGCGAACAACAAAAGGCAGGTTGCCGTTGTCCATGCCAACAGTTTCCTAGATATTAACTTCTGTAATCCTTTATCTACTATGTGTCTCATATTTACGTACCTCTCACACTAATTAGATTCAGGAGTGCCCTATGTCGAAACAAGTTAAACTTAAGTTTAAAAAATCGTTGAAGAAAGCTGAGTTCGTTCATGCAGATCTTGAGTACCACGAAGAACTAATCTCTGACGCCAAGAGGGAGTTCTTTGCCAAGGTTGAAGAGATCTTTAATAAACTCAGTCCCGAGGATAAAAAGAAAATCAATGACATCAAAAAGAAGAAGATGGCAGAACAATCTAAACGTGAAGCGATTGAGCGTTCCGAGGAAGTGGAAGACGAGGAAATAGGAGGGCTGCCCGATAATGAAGATATGCTATCCACTGATGAATCCGATGAAGAAGACGATGAGGAGACTGGGGCAACGGGGGTGAAGTCCTCTGATCTGAGAAAACTTTTTCATGAGATTGCCGACATTTGTCATCCCGACAAAACAGAGGCGCGGGGTGCAGCTGAGCATGAGATCAGAAAGTTAGAAAAAGTATTTAAAGAGGCGCAGGCTGCATACAAAGGTGGTCACTGGTATCTTTTATATATCATCGCACTTGACCTAGGTATTGATGTCGAGGATCCTACTGGAAATCATGTCGAGTGGGTAGAGGAGGATATCCGATATACTCTAGAGAAGGTTTCACAGATTGGAACCCTAGTTGTGTGGGTGTGGTATAATGGTGATGGTCTCATAAGACTTATGGCTATGCAGGACTATTTTCAACAATCGTTCGGATATGATCTGCGCATCTAGTTATTGATTTACGCTAGCAAAGCCCTTGATCTTGTCAATCGTTATCTCAGTATCAACAATATCTTTAAGGGAATCAACGTGAGAAATCAGTATCACAGTCTTGAAATACATTTTAATCAACTGAAGCATCCGGATGAATCCTTCCATGTTCTCGGCGTCCAGTGCAGTGCCGGGTTCATCAAGAATAAAGATATTCCCCTTTGGTAGGGAGGAAATGGATAGAAGTGCTAGGCGCACTCCCATAGCTCCGATAGTTTTCTCTGCACCAGAGCCCATCTCGATAGGACGAGATTCGTGCTTGGGGTGCTTTAATAAAACATCTAGTTTTCGGCCGTCCTCTTGGAAGTATACTTCAAAGTCAACTATATTTGATAAAATCTTGGCGATTTCCTCGTTGATAACTGGGAGGCGCTTCTTGATGATATCATATGCGATACCATTAGAATGCATGCAACGCATGAATAAATCATAGGCGGCAAATTCAGTTTCGATTTCTTCTTGGGCGGCTTTCTTTCCAATTAAGTCTTCGACCTTTTGTTCAAGCGACCCAATCTGTCGGTGATGCTCGTTAATCGTCTTCTCGGCTGCAGTCACCCGGGACCTCGTCTCCGCTATCTTTTCATTGGTGTGGTCGCGTGTGGCGAGCAGACACTCAATATTTTGAATCAGTTCTTTCTTTTCTTCATAAAGGGCGATCTTTTCCAGAGCAACTGTTAGAAGTCCCTTGTTCGTTCTAGTTTTGGCATACAGAACTTCAATAGAAACCTTATTGTCTCTCTTTTCAATCTCAATATTATTCTTCTTTATGATTGTCTTATTATAATGGTCAATGATTTCTATCATTTCAGCTGAGTCTACGGAAACAATTTTTTCCTTATGATTCTTAGCGTCTGTTATTTCACTGATGATGTCCATTTTTAGGGATGGTAGTTCTGCCTGTGCTATGTGAGCATCCCTGATAAACCGACACGTGGGAAAGGCGTCGCCGCATGGGACTTCGTCCAGCAACTCAAGCTTTTTACTCAAAGACTTGTGGTTGTTATCCATCAAGCGAGCGCGGGCAACTGTTCGGTCATACTTATCTTTGAACTCGTCGTATTCACTCTTTTTTGACAGAAGTTCCTCGATGTCTATGGTTGTTAGAAAATCGTCGTACTCTCTTAATTGTTCTTCAAACTCTACATTCTCCTGCTTTAGTTCAGAAATATTAATCCGGGTTTCGTCGATCTTTTTATCAAGAGAGGATCGCGACTCAAGCAATCTCTTAATGTCTAAGCGCTCGGCTGGCATTGAATCAATCTGGACTGTGAGTTCGGTGTGTTCTAATTCAAGTCGAAGAAGATCCAGTTTTAGTTCGTCGTGCTTATTGTTCTCTGAACTTAAACTGTCAGAGGCTTCTGCAAGTTGCACTTCCGCGATGGCGATATCTATCTTATAGTCTGAGTCTCCAAGGCGGCGGATGAGAGCCTTAAGCTCCGCGCCGTCGTCTTTTGCTAAATTAAACTTTTTCTCAAAGATGTCTAAATCTAAGAACTTAGCAAGAATTTCTTTCCGCCTAGTAGAACCTTCCTTAATGAAAGACAAACTATCAAGCTGACTGGACATAGATGTGAGAAGAAAGTCTTCAATAGTCCCAAATCTCTTGCGAATATGAGCATCTGTTTCGTTGCGGGTTGTACCGTTGAGGCTCGTTAACTCTATTGAGCTAGGGTCCGAGCCCTCAAAATCCAAGAAGGTCTTGGCTTCATTTGTAACTTCGCCCTTAAGCTTCTTTACATACTTCTCAGATGTTCTTTCAATGGTATATACCTTATCACCAATTTGAAGTTCCACCAGTCCGCGGCAGTCCTTCTTATATTGGTTAATAATATTATAGTTCTTACGCTCGTTCTTTGAAGTAGTGTTGAACATTGTATAGAGCAACCCATCGATCACCGAACTCTTGCCGCTGAAATTCTTACCGAAGATGCCGACAATACCATTTAAGTTTGTAAAGTCAATGCTGTTGCCTTCGCCATAGTTGAATAGGTTGTCCCACTCAAACCGGTTGATGTTCCAGTTAATGTTGCGAGCGACCTCTTCAGTTTCCTCAATCTTTGAGTTGTATTTGCGATTCAGTTCAAAAATTCTATCAAGCATATCCTCTGTAGGATCATAATCCATAAGATACTCTCGAATAAGATTCTCCTGGACTCCGTGGTCTCTTAGGTTTTCAATTTTAAAGCCCGCGCCGATCTCGACAGTGCCGGTTTCGCCGGATGCACGGTTCAAGAAAGCAATGCTCTCTGGTTCGAAACGATGCTTGGCCACGTCGACTGCCTTACGCATAACGTCGAGGGGCAGGTTATTGTTACTCACAAGACGCAGGCGAGCCTCTT